GGCCAGGACATCCTACCACCCCGTTCCAATGTTACAAGGAACTTTCCGGTAGGACCATGACGTAGATTTCGCTACATCACATGTAGTGCTAAATCGCTCCCTTTCGGGAACTAGTGGTTACTATTCTGGAATCAGTCCGTAATAAGGCCGTCGGTTTCGATGCAGATTCATCTTTCGATGAGCTGATGTCGCCACCAGCGCTCTATTACCGTAATTTTGGAGCATGGTAGGTCGGCCTTGTGCACTTTCATGCAGGGCAAACATGAACCTGTTAGCCAATTCTGCCTGAGAGCCAAGTAGCCGAGTGGAAGCACGAGTATTAGTAACCCGGTCAGGATCTGGGATAGACGTAAAAGATATACATCTTTTAAGATCGTCCTCCAGATCATTTCCGGATAATAATCGTGTTGTCCCTTTGATGACTCCCTCAATTGCAATACATAAAGGCAATTGATGGAACATCCATACAGGACTCTTCCACATGTCGCTCTGATCCAGCAATCCCTCAATTGCTTTCCAATTAGACCGAACTAAATTATCGGAATAATTGAGCCAGCGATTGAGTTTCGACTGTACCGAACTATCCATTGCTAGATAGAGATGTCTTAGGACGAGATCATGTTGGTCCTCATGCGAATGAGGATACAAGAAATCTCCCATGTTCTTGTTATTACCAATATCGTAATATATACGCACGACATTGATAATATCCAGAGGATCATGGCTCCTAAAATACTTCATCAAAGCATTGAAGTTCGTAGCCTTTCGGCCTAAGTTACTAATATGCTTAGACTTATATCCGAGGCACTTGTACAAGAGAGACACCTGATCCGGGATATTCAGACCCATTCGATATGGTATACCACGATCACGAAGTTGGCATAACATAGCAGTAATAAGATGGTATGGAACAGGAATCTCCCTACCTACCGAGGTAGGTAGAGATTTCCACAGACGTTTGAAGTAGCCATTTCAGGCTCGGCCAGATTTGGCCGTACACTTCTTCATCTGTTTGTCCACCCATTTCTTACTCCTCATGTTAAGACCAGACTCGAGGATATGCATGAACCCAGCAAGCTGGATTCCTGTAATCTCCTTCCCATAGTGGAACCATCTCTTTGCAAACTCATATGTAGTATATGACACATGAGTCTTCAAAGGTGATATGTCCACACCAAGGGATGACATGATATTCCGATATCTGTCTGCCACACCATCATGATTAATGACTACGTCATCTCCTAACAGAATATAAAAATCTGATTGGGGATCAAGGCCTTCCTTAAAGGCGGCGTAATCAATGACCATGTGGTGTGCGACAGCAAAGGTTGCCCAACTACTATAAGCCCCCATAGGTTGACCCGCATTATATACAACGGAGTCACCCTCAGGGGTTATAAAAGGTGTGCCCACAAGCACCTCCTCCCATCCCTCAGCATAAGGTCCACTGATCAATTTCGCAATAAGCTCTTTTTGAAGCTTAAGTGGGAATCGATCTGTGGCTGCTGAGAGATCGAGAGAATGGTATTTGTGGCCTAAGCGTCTAGGAATGTAGGGATCCTGGGTAAAGGTCCGATCTTGCTTAAATGTCTCTAATAGCTCGAAAAGTCTTAGATGTAACTTTCTAAGAATCGACTGTGACCAATAGTCAAATATGGCGACTACCCTGGCTTTCGCCTCGGGATCGTCGACTATACTTAATCTACGAGTCACGTCCTTCAATTCCTTCTCTCTAATCCTCGTGACATTGACGAAACCAGGTTTGTTAACTGGTTCTTCTTTGCCTAGGACTAAAGATGTGAATTTTAGGGCCGATTTCTCAGGAATTGCATCCATGAGCTTTTCTAGGATGATAGGTACAAACATAGCCATCTTCTTCCATGCCGGAAGGAGATGACGTGCTTTATACATATCAGCCTGGGCTGTTAGCGTACTTGGGCCAAGAGGCCCTGACTTCACGCTATAATGAAGATCATCTTGCGTCCATCTGATGACACCAAAAGGTTTGATAGAATAACGTTCCATAAATATAGGAATGTAAGCTATTAGTTCCTTGAGGATGTCCTCAGTGGCTGCAGACGGTTTAGTTATAGTGCTGTAATCAGGCTTCTTGGTACCAGGTAGGCATCGACTTATACTTAGTAGTGTAAGAATGTACCTTCTCCCGGCCTGGGAGTTGGTTAGTTCCTTATAAGGTTTTAGAACCTTAGGAAACCCATCCTTATCTATTCCAAGTATCATGTCGACCCGTTTACAAGGTTGACCACAAATGAATCGAGTGAAGACATTACGAATCATCTTTATATGTGCGATGGTCCATAATGTTCCATTCTTTTCAACCCAATTTCCAACGATATCAATCCATCTTTTGGATAAATCGATATCGACGTTCTGAAACCAAATATAGTGAATCCACTTCATTAGCATAACATATAGTTGCTTTTGATGTGTGGTCATTATATTTTGTCGTTTTAGGTAACGCCCATAGTACTCTACGAGCGACTTTGATATCGGTGTATGTGTCACCGTGTCAGGTCCCCATCATCGTGACCACGGAGGTATCAATCCTATTACTCGTGAGAGCAACAGGGTACACCCCCATATCGAATGTCTGGGTACGGCTTACGCCGTGACTGAGCACCCATCCTCCCGACCAAAGGTTTGGAGGGCAAGTGAACAATCAGTATCACCCCCTAACAAGGG